TCGACCGCCCAGCCAATCGTCTGGCGAGCCTGATGTTTGAACTGTCCGTCAAGAGTCGAGGAGATCTCGGTATCAGTGGAGGTCGGGTTGAGAAGCACCTGGGTGTACGCAAGCGGTTCGAGAGCGGTTTCCACCGCATCAATCCCCGCTTTTTTGAGTATGCTTAAGGCTGTTTGACTTGATATAGTTGCCATTATGGCGTTCCTTCCTGCGCTTTCATGCGTATCCGAAAAGTGGGGAGGAAAAGGCGCCTCCTCCTCCCCTGGTGTGTATGGGTTAATTAACGACGGCGGCGAATGGGAAACGCAGAGTTTCCGTTTGCTGCTGCCAGTTAACTGTGTTCGAAACTTCCCACCCAAACCTGGCAATCAGGCGAACACCGACCATGTTTTGCTGTGAGAAGTTGTAAATGATGCGCCCTGTATTGTCCTGGATCACGCTCTCCTTAAGGACTTCGACCTCTATGTCGGAGCGGACGCCAAGAATTCCTTCAGACTTGTCTCCAATGATTGCGCGCGGCAATCCGACACCTTTGTTCCAAAGTCCGGCTCCGCACCATGTCACGGGAACGCCGTCGACCGTGAACTCATCGCCAGCGATTTGCACATCGGTCAACCGGTCGCCGAGGGTATTTCGAACACGGCGCAGGGGCGCTTTGAACGTCTCCTCGGCAATCATCATATTGACGGGGAATCCGCTGTTCTCGACGAACTCAAAGGCGGTGTTGATGTCTTCAGCGTATCCGCCGGTCGCTGCGGTCGCAGTCCCAAGAGTGACCTTGGGCGCTTTCGTTGTGCCGTTTACCGATACTGTGGCGTTGTTGATGCCGTACAGTATGGACGGTCCCCAGGACGTAGGCTTGTTAATCCCAAATAGGATTGCATTGTCGAGCGCGCGAGCAATCGCTTGTTCACACTGAGGTTGGATCGTGCCCCAAACGTCATATTCCGTATCGTCGAGTACGGCTTTTGGAATCGGAACGATCACGCCAAGCTCCTCGGCATTAAGATATTTGTTATCCCATTTCATAGTTGTCGTAGGGATCAGTCCGGTATCAGAGCCAGTGTTCCCGTTGACAAAATAAGCGCTGGCAAGACCAGTCAGCACAGGCATTCTGGTTTGTTTTCGTCCCATAGGGATCGTTTGGAAATTGCCTCTGGCGGCGCTTTGATACTGCAAGTTGACGAGGATTTTCTTCGAAAATTCCTCGGGCATAAGCGGGGAAAGGTCGCCTCTCCCGGCTAGTTCGGCAAAACTAGGCATTATTGTATATCTCCCTTATCGCTCCGTTAGGGGGATCGGGAGCATTCTGAATCGCAATCGTCATTAACGAGATTTAGCGCGTAAAAACTCGTTCATGTTAAATCCTGTTGTCGCGCCTTTTCCAGCTCCCGCTCCGGATCCCGACGGACCAGCATCAATAAACAGCTCAGGATCAGATGCGATCAATCTGTCCAGCGCGGCTTTTAACTCCGTCGCATCCGGCGTTCCGTCATCGGAGGTTTTAATAGCCTCAGCGGCGAGAAGACGCGCTACGGTCGCAGGCTTTCGAGCTTTAGCGGCAGACGCGGCATCGACAAGCTTGTCGCGCTGCACCCGCTGCTGTCGTTCGCTGAGCAGGGTGGCGTTCTGCGCCTCAAGCTCCTTAGCGCGATCCTGAGCCTTCTGTAATTCTGTTTTTTGAGCGTCTTCGAACTCTTTTAGCTTGGCCTGTGCGGCTGCGGCTGTAGTGCGATGAGACGCGGCTTCTTGGCGTAGTTTTTGGACATACGCTTCATCGTAAGTACGTGTTTGGGTATTGTTTTGGTCGCCGTTCTGTGCAGGCTCCTGGCCTGGATTAGAACTCGTTCCGTTGTTTTTGGGCGCGTGGCCCGAGGGTGCTCCGCCTCCATCCGCACCTGGCGTGATGTCTGCGGGCGAGTTGTTGTTTAAAGTCAGCATGCTAACCTCCAGTGGCAGGTTAGCGTCATTGAGACAAAGCCCCGCCACGATTTTTAAGGCTCGTGGAGAGACGTCTTGCGCTTCCGGTAAGAAACGCTGTCTCGAATAACAGCCGACGGGGAGATAATATCACGGGAATTTTGATTTGTCAAGTAAAGTTTTAGAAATATTTTGGTATAATAAAAACATAGCTTCGCGGGTGCGGAAAATCGGACGCCGCTTACCCCGAAAGGGGATTGATCCAGGAGACTGTCCGTCCTGGCCGAGGCTTACTCTTCTCTTTCGTATAGCAAGTCCCTCTTTGTCCATTGTTTTGTATCTATCTCACCCCTGTTTTGAATGCGCAACGATTTCACCCATGCTTCTTTTTTGGATAATATTGGTTTTACCGGTACTACAACTAACTTGTTTTCGCCGATTTTTCCAACAAAAACTAAGTCTCCCCTGTCGTGATATATTCTCCAAGGATTTGCAATGACGGACGGCATAACCTTCTCGGCCAGAGACATGTCGAATTGACCTTCGTGCTTGTCACGCCAATGACTTTGAGTGCCTGACGTAACATTGACGATGTTTACTCCCGCTTTTTCCTTCAAAATCTCACCTGGCGTTCCTGCAACCGTCGCCATGTGGAATTTCTCGCGATTCGCAAGAGGATCTCGTGGATTATCTGGGAATGGGATCGGGTGGATCGCTGGCATCGGGTTGTAGTGTGGGTTTTCCCGTATGTCCCGCAGCGTACGTTCGAAGCGTTCTGCCCCCCACGTTGGATCCACGCGGTAGCCGACGAGCGAATGCAGCGGGTTCGCAATGCCGCGCTCCGCCATTTCACCCAGCATTCGCAGCTTGCCGGGACCAACCATTAAGCGCTGTATCGGCTCTGGCTGTGCTTGAAACCATTGCCAACCGCGGTTTGGATCAATTCCCGGGAGCCCCCCCGGCGCTCCAGATGGCCTACCGAAGAGTTCATCCGATGATTTCGTCCAGGGCAATGGCACGCAGCGGCAAGAAACATGAGACGCAAACGGCTCGTCAAGCGGGTGGATCGTCCCGTTCATCGCAAGGCAAACGGGACATGTCCGCTGGCTGAGCGACGCCGCCCACATCCACGCTATGACCACGCTGTTATGACGCATCGATTCGATGGCGGCGTTGTTATACGCGCGCATGGTCTCTGTGCGGGCAATGCGCTGAGCGCGTATAAGCGGGACAGTCGAGGCGCGCTTGATAATACGGGCGGTCACGTTGGGATTGATCCCGTGGATTAGCCCGTCTTTGAGCGCCTCACGAACTTTACTGACGGTAACGTCCGGCAACCCGTCGATCAGCGTCTTAAGCGGAGAACCGGCGGACAGGTTCGCCACAAGATTTTCTACGGCGCTTGAATTGAGCCGGGAGAAGGAGACGTTGACTTTCGCTCTCACGGCGCCCGTAGCGGCTGCGCCTTGCGAAGAAATGCTATGTTCGACCATCGCCTGCGCCTGCGAAATCGCGTACTGCTGTGACGGCGGGATCACTCCCTCAACGTGCTGCGCTAGACCCGTTATCTCCGCGCTCACTTGGTTTAACAGATCCGCGTACCGCTCTTCCTGAAAGCCCCACGACGGCGAAAACTGCCCGCGTTCCTTGGCGCGCTGAACGCGGCGATTGAACAGCTCCAACTTGTGACTGATGCGCTCCCACGACACGATCCACTCTTGAAGCAGCTCCGCGCATATGGCCGCATCATGAGCGTGTATCGCATCTATGTACTGCTGGTTCACCTGCTGGAGCTGTCCCTGGTTCACTGTTTAGCGCTCCCGTCGTTCTGATTCGGGTTCATGGTGCGTCCCATGTTTGGACGTCCCATTGTGCGGTCAAGGAGCGCCGATTGTGCGGCGGCCGCATCTTCCTGTTCGCCCTGGATTTGTGTCTCGAACTCGTCGATCTGCTCCGGAGTGTAGCCTTTTTCAAGCAGCAGCTGGCGCTTCGGAACGCCAAGCTGGTTCCACGACGTGGCGGCGTTGGCCTCGAACATGTCGCCCTGGCATTCGTTGGTCTTGTCGCGCGGCGTCATATCCGCCCAATTACAGGCGATGCCAGACGGGACTTGCCCGCCATTGATGAGGAACCAATACGCGGCCATGCTTGCCCAAACGGCGCCCCAGCTCTCCTGCCTGTCAGCTGTTTTATTGAGCGTTGGCATTTCAGCGGTCTTCTGCGCTTCGCCGCTGGGGAAATCGCCGTCAGGCGGGATTAGGTGGTGAACTGGAACGCGGGACAGGATCGCCAGCGAAAGACGATCAGACTGCGCGACTTTGAGGAACTGTTCGATCTCGATAGGTTCGAAGTCCCCAAACTTAGCGGTCTCATTCGCGCTAAACCAAAGCCGGTCAATGCCCGGCACCATCGGAGGAATTACCTTGCCGTTTTCGTCTATCTCCGTTTCGATCCCCGTTGCCCACCGTTGACGAAACGCCTGGAACTCCTGCGCGACGAGCCTATCGCAGTTATCCTTGTTCAGCGCATCCTGGAGCGGATAGAGATCGTTCAGCTCACTTTTGCCCTGTCCGCCGGTATCTGGATCGTTGGCGAAGTGGAAAACGGGAACGATTCCGGGAACGAGGTGCGGCAGGTATGGCTCATCACCAAAAGGCAGGAATGATTTTGCTTCTTGCGGCACTGAGTTGCTATTCGGCGCGTAGTACGAATAGGTTCCCGAGAGCGTGTAGATGTTCATGCGGATCTGTGCTGTGAAGAGATCTGTCCAGACCTTTGCCGCCGCTATAATCTGATCCGGCCGCTCAGGATCGTAAATAACGGACAGCTGCCTTGCATCCTGGCGATAGATGCGCGGTGATTTTAGGTCGTCAAATCCGACAATGACATATCCATTGCCGTATTTATACGCGTCGCTATGGACTTGTCCCGCAATGATCGGGAAGAGCTGCGCCTTTAGCCAGATATTTAGCGCTTCGGACGCCTCTTCGTCGTCTGTCGTCATGTACGACGGTCCCGAGCCGGGCTCTGGCTTTTGAAAGCGCAGATAGTCCGTAAGCGTCCCAAGAATGCGCGGGATAAGGTTCTCAGAATAAGCGCGGAAGAGTGCGCCGAACGCGTTCGTAAACTTTTGAGTCGCGAAGCTAAGGTCGTGATTCCCGGCAATATAATTATCGACCTTGTGATAAGCCACGGATCGTCCGGTGAGCTGTTTGTAGATTAACCCAACTATTGGGGTTTGGATCAGCTCGTCACTTGGCAGCGCGAGCGGGTCTTTGATTGCCATGATGTCCTCAATGTCCTCCTAAATGCTATGAAGGCCGCCTCCTGGCGAAGTGTGGAGAGCCGCCCAGGAGCCTGAAACTCCGTCGACCTGGTCGTCGTGTGCGCCTTTCGCGCCGAAGCTGTCCATTTGAGCGCAGAGCGCAGCAAGCCACGGAAGGCGCAGCGCAAAAATGATCCCATCTTCGAGCCGCGAACCCCAAACCGATGCGCGAGCCTCCTTGTTGCCGTGCTTGTCCGGAGAAAATCCCTGAACGTGGATGCCCCTCATTCGCGGGTCGTCCTTGATGTCCTGCGCGTACCCGAGTTGGGTTCCGTTGCACTCGATAATCTGCGTGACCTCATGCCCATCTTCGAGAGCAACGTCTATAATTTTGGGCTTGTTTATAGGCCATCTCCCTTTCATCTGCTTGACGTCCACGATGTAGAAATTGCGCTTTGCGTCGATCCCGCAGAGCACACCAGCCAGGAAGTCGGCGCCTTGGCGTTCGGAAAAAGCAAGATCCCAGTATCGAACCCACTTAACGATCTTGTGCTTAACTTGGTCTGCGCTTGCAAGCCGCATCCCGGGCCGATTGACCTCCCACGGCTCGATCCGAACAAGCTTCGAGCTGTCGAGAATGAAGCCGCTGGACGGACGCGGGTTTTGCATGTATTGCGCCGCCCACGTAACGACTCCGACCGTCGACCGAATGACGTCAAGCTCTTCGAGGTCGTACTTCTCTGGCCAAAGCGCCTCGCCGACTTCGCGACCTAGCGGATCCTCCTCTTCTGCGATGGCTGGTAGGCGGATGACACGCCACTTTTCACCGCCCTCCGCTTCAGCTGTGAGCAGCTTGCCAACAAGGTCTTCATCATGCCAGCGCGACATAACGACTACAATCGAGCAGCCGGGATTACGTCGCGTATAGAGTTTGCTCTGATAAAATCTCCAAAGCTTGTCGCGTCCTGCTTGCGTCGCGACGGACTCTTCCGAAGCGCTGATGTCGTCAAGCAGGATTACATCGGCGCCCATGCCGTTGATGCCGCCTCCGACCCCGGCGGCGCGGTACGACATTCGATACGATCCACGGAGCGACCAACGGTCTTTTCGGTTCGATCCGTGCTTGAGTCTGGTATTGGGAAAAATCTTTCCGAAGCGCTCCCCGCCTATTATTGTTCGGACGGATTCGCTAAACTGCTCCGCCAAGTCCGCCCCATAGGAGCATGCGATGATCTGTTTTTTCGGATTGCGGCCAAGATACCATGCCGGGAATTTCTCCGACGCGAGCGAACTTTTCCAGTGGCGAACCGGCACTTCGATGATGACTCGCTGGTTTCCGACTCGCTCGACGTCCTCAAGAATCTTGGCAATATATCGTAAATGCCTTGCGTGGTATTGCTCGGCCGCAAGCGGATCGACGTATGACGCGAACTCGATCAGGTCGTCAGCAGCGTTGCCAGGATCGCCAATCTCCGCAGAATGGGCGCCAATCTGCACCTGCTCCATGCGACGGCGAACCAGCGGACTGTTCCGCACAGCGCG